ATATTGGCGCTATCTCGACGAACTCGATAAATCAAAAGGTAAATAACCATGCAAACCTATTCCTTAGTTCCCTCACGGAACCTCATCATGGCCGAGCGCGAAATGCTCAAGCACGCTATGCCAATCAAAGTTTTGTCTACCTTCGGTACACAAAAACAAATCCCTCAAAACAAGACTGACACCGTGGTGTTCCGTCGCGCTTTGCCTATCGATGCTGGTACTAACGGCGCACCTAGCGTGACCGCAAGCAACTACTTGATGCAAGAAGGCGTGACTCCAGCAGCTCGCACTATCACGTATCAAGACGTGCAAGTGACTCTGCAACAGTACGGCGTGTTGATGAAAATCTCCAGCAAAGCTGAGTCGATGTATGAAGACGACATCCCAGCTGACATGGTGAAGTTGGTCGGCGAACACATGGCTACTCTGGAAGAGTTGATCTCTTACGGTGTGGTTCGTGGCGGTACAAACGTTGTTTACGCTAACGGCTCTGCCCGTACAGACGTGAACACCGCTGTGACATTGAACAAGCTGCGTCAAGCCGCTCGTCAATTGGAAAGCGCGTTCGCTCAGTTGGTGACCGAGAAGTTGGCCGCCTCTGTGAACTACGGCACTCAAGCTGTGGAACCCGGCTACTTGGTGTTCATCCACACCGACTTGGAAGCCGACTGCCGTAACCTGACTGGCTTCGTTCCTGTCGCTAAGTACGGCTCACAAAAGCCCGTGCACGAGCGCGAGATCGGTAGCGTTGAGCGTTTCCGCTTGATCACATCGCCTTACTTCAAGCCATTCTTGGCTGCTGGTGGCACCGTGACTGCTGGCGCTTTCTTGTCAAACGGTGGCACCTCTGGCACTACTGCCGACGTGTACCCAATGATGGTTGTGGGCCAAGAGGCTTGGGGTCAAGTTGCATTGAAGGGCCAAAACGCCATTCAACCAATCTACTTGCCCGCAAAGCAAATCACCCACGCTAACCCAATGGGCCAGTTCGGTTACGTTGGCGCCAACTTCTACAAGAACGCTGTGCGCTTGAACGAAAACTGGATGGTCCGTTTGGAATGCGCAGCCTCTGGCCTGTGATGAGTGAGGGCTTCGGCCCTCATTTCCCTCCCGCAACTTTTTAAGGATTTTCAAAATGTCTGATAACTTATCTCTCTCTCAAGGCGCAACGCTCGCTTTGAACTCTGGCGCTTTGGCTGAAGGCACAAACGCCAACACCATCCAAATCGCTACTGCGATCAACTACGTGATCGATGGCCGCTTCTACAGCAAGGCAATCACCGACAACATCGCTATCAGCTACTCTGGTGCCACCGTGTACCAAGCTGCTGCTGGTGGTATCCAAGCTGTCAACGGTGGTTTCACTGGCGGCGTGAACGGCTCTACTCGCATCTACGGTATCTTCTTGGATACAGCTGGTGCAGTGTCGATCTTGCCCGGCCCAATCGTTGACTCTGCTGAGTTGGCTGCTGGCCGCGTTGCTTTGCCTTTCCCAACAGCTCCACGTGGCGTTTGCCCGATCGGTGCTTTGCGAATCGCTTTGACTGCAGGCGTGACCTTCACTCCCGGTAGCACCGACCTCGGCGCCACCAACGTGACTGACACGTTCTACAACTTGGCAGACATGCCAGCTGCACCCTTGACTGCCTAATAGCAGTCCGGCACTCACCTTCGGGTGGGTGCCTCCCCCTTTATCCATGGAGACCATGCAATGACCAAACCCACAACCTACGAACGCAAAGGCACTGTCGACTCGCACAATGTCGACATCGTTAACTCAGTCCAATCCGTCGCGGACGCCACAGATGCCAAGGGCATCGAGATCGATACTGATCGCGTGATCAGCACCGATGCATTTGACAATGCTGTGTTCATGCGCGACGAGTTGATTGTGTTCCTGCAAGAACCCGGCAACGAGAACGATCCAGCATTTGTTGAGATCAACGTCAACGGCGACTACCGCTTGGCCGTGCGCGGCAACGAAGTGAAATTGCGTCGCTACCACGTCGCTGTGTTGGCCAATGCCAAGCAGTCGCGTGTGCGTCAAACCAAGGTTGTGAACCCAGATGGCAGCATGGGCTTCCGCGAGGACAACGTTCTGTCGTTGACCTACCCGTTCCAAGTGATGCACGATCCCAACCCAAAGGTTGGTGCACCTTGGCTCCGTCAACTCTTGCAAACACCAGCTTAATACATGAACTACCTCGAGCTAACTAAGATGCTGCGCCAAGAGTGCGGCATCCCCGGCACTGGGCCTGTGTCCGTCGTTGGTCAAACTGGTGAGGCTGCACGCCTTGCCACCTACATCAACGATGCTTGGCTCGAGTTGCAAGGCATGTACGACAACTGGGGCTGGATGCGTTTGCCATTCAGCTACCAAACCGTCGCTGAGCAAGGCGACTACGCACCCTCCTCCACCATTAACACTCTGACGGGCAACGCCCTGACTGATCTGCGTTACTGGTGGAAGGAGACCGTGCGCTCCTATCGCACTGACATCGGCATCTACGATGAGCAGTGGTTGGTTGAATGGGAATACCAAGTCTTTCGCAACACCTACCGCTTCAACGCGCAGGTGAGCGGCCGACCCGTGGTGTTCGCCATTCATCCAACGGAGAAGGCAATGATGCTTGGCCAAGTGCCAAGTGCCGTTTACACCATGGTTGGTGAGTATCAGCGCCTGCCGTCATCCATGACGGTCGACGCCGATCTGCCAACAGGTTTGCCTGACCACCTTCACAAAATCCTCGTCTACAAGGCGATGCAGTTCTATGGCTTGTTTGAGGCGGCATCTGAAGTGATTGCACGCGGCGAGCGCGGCGAGTCGTCATTGATGGCGCAGCTCGAGCGCGAGTGGCTACCTGAAGTTTCCCTCGGCAACCCATTGGCATAAGGAGCCGAGATGGCTAGAAATCAAGTCCAGCTCCCCAAGGTCAACTATGAACTGATGAACCTCGGCGGTGGCTTGGATCAAGTCACACCTACGCTATCACTGCCCTCTGGATTCGCGCGACGCGCTGCGAATTTCGAGTGCTCGATCAATGGCGGCTACACGCGCATCGCTGGCTATGAACGCTACGATGGCCACGCCAACCCATCCTCGGCTACCTACAACACCCTGCTGTGCAACCTCACCGGAACTGTCGCCGTGGGCGACACCGTTACGGGCGTAACGTCCGGCAACACTGGTAAGGTGATCGCTAAGGTCGGGTCGACTTTGGTAATGACTCGTGAGACTGGGTTCTACACCAATGGCGAGTCCATCACCGTTGGTGGCACACCCGTCGGCACGATCACTTCGGTGAACGGTATCGCCGTGGACGCGGTGACTGATGCAACCTACCGCGGCATGGCTGCGGACGAGTACCGCACATCGATCTCAGCCGTTCCCGGCTCTGGCTCCATCTTGGGCGTCGCCTACTTCAACGGCATCGTCTACGCTTGGCGCAACAACACAGGCGGCACGGCCGCAAACCTGTACAAGTCGACATCGTCTGGCTGGTCTCAGGTTGCCCTTGGCTATGAGCTAAAGTTTGACGGCGGCTCTGCTGAGGTGTTCGATGGCCAAACAATCAACGGCCTGAGCAGCGGCGCATCGGCTGTGGTGTCACGTGTCGTGCTCGAGTCAGGCGCATGGTCCACATCGGACGCTGCCGGCAAGTTCATCCTGTCGGCCGTCGTTGGTACGTTTGCCAACAACGAAGTGATTCGCGTCAGCACAGACAACAAGGCCGTGGCTGACGGTACAAACTCTGCCATCACCCTGTCGCCAAATGGCCGCGTAGAGACCCAGATCGGCAACTTCGGTGGTGGCACTGCCAACACCAAGATCTATGGCATTGACGGCGTCAATCGCGGCTTTGAGTTTGACGGTACGGTCTACGTGCCAATCAAGACCGGCATGACGACTGACGTCCCCACTCGCATGGCAGTGCACAAGAACCACCTGTTCTTTGCCTTCGGCGAGTCGCTGCAGTTCTCTGCCATCGGTGAGCCATACAAGTGGACACCACTGCTTGGCGCGGGCGAGATTTCGTTGAACGGCTTGATCACCAACCTGCTGGTCCTGCCGGGTAACCAGAGCACTGGCGCCTTGGGCATCTACACCCGCAACGACACCACCGTGCTGTACGGCACAAGCTCGGAAAACTTCCAGCTCTCCACATTCAACAGCGGCACTGGCGGCTTGCCATTCACCGCGCAGAACATGGACCAAGCTTACGTGCTCGATGACCGTGGCGTCATGAACATGAACACGTCGCTGAACTACGGCAACTTCGAGTCAAACGCTCTGACGCTGCGCATTCGCCCATTCATGCAGGCTCGTCGCAACTTGGCCACAGCCAGCGTGCTTAACCGCGAGAAGGGTCAGTACCGCATTTTCTTCAGCGACGGCTCGGCGATCTACATGACGTTCAACGGCAGCAAGGTGCTTGGCATCATGCCAATCCAAATGGTCAATGCTGCCACCTGCTGCGTTGAGGGCGAGACGCCTGACGGCGCGTCCACTTCGTTCTTTGGTTCGACCAATGGCTTCGTGTACCGACTGGATGCTGGCACGTCTTTTGACGGCGCCCCCATCCCTGCAAACATCAACTTGGTCTACAAC